CCCTCGAAGGGCGCGACATGCTCGAGTTGAACTTGGGCGTGCGCGCCATGTGTCCCTCTTACCCGATCAGGTAACGCTACATCCCGCCGGTCGAACCGGGCGAGCGGGTCTGGCTGCCCTTGCGAGGCGCCATCTTGCCCGAGCCACCGGCGGCGAACTTGGACCCGACACCCGAGCCTTCCTTAGACGTGGTGCCAGCCTTGGCCGGCGTGGCGCCGGTGCGGCCGAACATCTTGCCCGAGCCACCGGCGGCGAACTTGCCGCCCTGCCCGGAGCCTTCCTTGGACGTGGTACCCGGCTTCTGGGGGGTAGCGCCGGTGCGGCCGAACATCTTGCCCGAGCCACCCTTGGGGAACGAAAAGCTCATCACAGTCTCCTATGTTTCACGTGAAACAACAACTTACGCCGTCTTACCCAACTCCACCAGACACCCGCGTGGGCGTCAAGCTCGTGCGTGGCCCCATGTCCTTGTTCGGGGGGCCAGCCTGCGCTCCTTGGGCGGCAGCAGCGTTCTCGCCGACACCGCCATGCCCGGGAACACCCGTGGCCGCGGCGACTTCCTGTGCCATACGCTCTTGGCGGGTCAGATCCTCGGCGCTGGGGACGATCTGCTCGCCCGGCAGGCCCATCGTGTTGGCCACGGCGCGAAGCACTTCGGCGCGCCCTTTCGGTCCGACGATCTGCATGTCGATCGGATTGGCCGTCGCCGCGAGGAATTCGAGCTGGCGAGCGCGGAGCGTCTCGCGCTGGAGCGCCACCGACACGCCCTTGACGACGACTTTCTCGGTGCCGTCGAGCACGTCGGTCGTGTCCGTCAGCAGGATCATATCCAGCAGGGCTTCAAGCGCCGGCGCGATCTGGTCCCGGTCGATGTTGGCACACACCGTCTGGAGCACCTTGGACGCATTACCCATGAGCATGGCAAGGCCCGACGCCGTGCGCCCGGCGCCGCCGGATGCCCCACCCTGAAGATACCTTGGAATGGCCGAGACGTCGTCCGCCATGGCGAAGAACATCTGGAACGTCGCCATCAGCTCTTGGATGTTGCTGGCCGGCTGGAAGAACTCGATCGGCTTGTTGGCCGAAGACCCGGCACCCATCGGGTCGCTGGTCACGTGCCAGCGCTTCCACGGATAGATCTCCTCGCCGTTCTCCATGCCCGACAGGCGATCGTCGTTGACGACGACTTGGGGGCCGGACGACATCGCCATGTTGTTGTTGATGGCCCGAAGCGCCGCGTTGGCGGCCTCCTGCAGGTCTTCGAGCATATCCGGCAGGGCGTTACCTACAAGGGTACCGGGGACCTTCTCGAACGACGTGATGTAGTACGGCGCGCGCTTCTTGGGGCTGGGCGCCAGCTGCAGCTTGATGATGTAGGAGCCGATCAGCCACGCCTCGACCGCATAGTCGCGCATGGGGTCCGGGATCAGGCGCTTGGGCATCCCGGCGTCGAGGAGCATCTGCCCCTGCACGCAGCCATGGAACTCGAGGCAGTCGATCAGCCCGGTCATGTTCCAGAACGGGTTTTCGCGGCTCTCCAGCACGGCGCGGGAACTGTCGGTACTGTCGGGCTGGTCGCTCAGCCCGTTGGGGTACTCGGTGAGCACCGCGCGCACAGCCTTGTGGTCATAGCCCGGCAGGTCGAGCGCGTCGTTCAGGTCGGCCCGGGTGAACCGGATGCGCTCGATCACGTTTGCGTCACCGATAGTGGACGCCCCCGGCGACCACCAGATGTCGAACGGCGACACGCGGAGCCAGCAAAGCTTAGGCACCATGTCCGTGTAGGGCACGCCGTTGCGCCACTCCACAATGTTCTGCATCTTCACTACCGGTCCCTTGAGGCAGGAAAATGGGAATATCGGTAGGTCGACGATGCACTCGGCCAGCGCGCCGTAGAAATTGCCCTCCTGCAGGAGGGTTTCGATCTTGTCTTCGGCTACTTTCACTTGGACTGTAGCCTTTTTCTTGGCTGCCTGACGAGCAGCTTCGAGCAGGCTGAGGGTGCGGTCGCGAACGTCGTCCACGCTGGGCTGCGCCCCCTCGGTCACCATCCCCATGACCTCGGACTGGACCTTCTGGATGATCGCCTGAATGACCCGCTCAGGGATCTCGGCGTCGGCCGGCGCCTCGAGCCCCCAAGGGCGATCGACCGACAGGTAGACATCCCGCAGGAGCGAGCTCGCGCCGCGGCACTTGACGGCGGTCAGGCGGGCATAGATCTGCGAGCCGCCGAACCGCTGGATCTCGCTGAGTTTCGCCGGGTCGTACTGCCCGTTGAACTGGCGCATCGCCGACAGCAGCCGCTCGGACCAACCCGAAGCGCCGTTGCGGTGCGTCGTCATGATCTCCCACTGGCGCCGGATCATCGCGGCGAGGCCCACGGCCTGCGTCGGGGTAACAGTCTGGCTCTGGGCCAGCTGCTCGCGCTGGCGCGTCTCGGCTACCTGCATCTGCGCAGGACCCATCACCTGCAAAGCACCGGCGCCGCCGGCGTTCTGAGGTGGGACGGGGATGGCCGCCATCAATTTTTCTTCGACATTGGGTGGGCCTCGACCATGAGAGGCGAAGTAGTGTACCCTCTAGTAATAGCGCTTTTTTGCAAGGTGAGCAACATGGGCAGTGCCCCTCCCATCCCGCTACCGATCGACGAGACGATGTTGTCGCGACTGGCGCACGAGTGCGCACGGGACATGTATCCCCTCGAAACGATCCTTCAGACGTTCCGCCTCGACCAAGTTTACTTCCAGACCCACATCGTGAACAACCCCCGGTTCATGCTGTTTTACGCCGAAGCGCACGCGCTTTGGAACTCCTCCCTCAATGCGAAAGAACGCTCAGCGCTGAAGGCCGCGGTCGTCTTCGAAGAGTGGATTGGGCAGGCCAACACCCTGCTGCATAAGAGCGATGAGCCCCTGATGGGCAAGGTCAAGCTGGCCGAATTCCTCGCCCGGGTGGCCGGCATCGACAAGGACAAGAGCGCCTCGACGGCGCCCGGCGATCGCGTTGTCGTGAACATCAACCTCAGCGCGGCCGGCGGGGGCATGACGACCATCGACAAACCCGCCCCGGTTACCCTTGAAGGTACGGCCTCTCTGGTCCCTGCCCAATGAGCGTGATCAATTTCACTGCGCCCAAGACCTGTGCGCAGTTCATGCTCTCGGAGCAGTTCATCCGCCTGATCGCCGGGCCTGTGGGATCCGGCAAGACCACCGCCTGCGTGATCGAGTTGTTCCGGCGCGCCGCGGCGCAGGACCCGGCACCCGACGGCTACCGGTACACCCGCTTTGCCATCCTCCGGCAGACGCTGGCGCAGCTGAAGCTGACGATTTTGAAAGACATCATGCAGTGGCTGCACGGGTTTGCCACGTGGCGAGTGTCGGAGAACACGATCTACATCGAGGTCGGCGACATCAAGTCCGAGTTCATCCTTGTCCCACTCGAGGATCCAGAAGATCAACGCCGCCTGCTGTCGTCGCAGCTCACCGGCGCGTGGGTGTCGGAGTGCATCGAGATCGACGCCAACCTGATTTCGGCGATCGCCGGCCGCTGCGGCCGCTACCCGGGCGCCAATATGGGCGGCGCGACACATGCGTTCATCATCATGGACACCAACATGCCTGAGGAGGGCTCGGCGTGGCACGAGCTCATGGAGAGCCCGCCGCCGGACTGGCAGGTGTTCAAGCAGCCGGGCGGCCTCACGGCTGAGGCAGAGAACCTCCCATACCTGCTGCAGACAAAAGAGACGCTGGCGCTGCCCGAGAGCCATCCAGACCGCATCGCGCAGGGCCGGCGGTACTACGAGCGCCTCTCCCGCGGTAACTCCGAGGCGTGGGTCCAGCGCTACGTGCACGCGCAATACGGCATCGACCCGAGCGGCCGCGCTGTCTTCGGCGCCTCGTTCAAATCGAGCGCCAGCACGGGCGAATTCACCTACCCATGGCACGTCGCCCCGTCGCTGGAGCCGGTCAGCGGCCTGACGCTGATCATCGGGCAGGACTTCGGCCGCGACCCGTGCGCCGTGATCACGCAGGTCGACCACAATGGTCGGTTCCTGATCCTCGAAGAGATCATCTCCCGGCACCAAGGGCTCGAGTTGCACGTCAACAACAAGCTGCGCCCGACGCTGCGCCAGCCGCGGTACATCAACCACCCGCTGGCGATCGTCGGCGACCCCGCCGGCGTGTCGAAAGACACGCTGTTCGAAATCACCTCGTTCGACTTCCTGAAAACGGCTGGGTTCCACGCCTTCCCGGCGTCGACCAACGACATCGACCCGCGGCTGCGCGCTGTCGAGAGCTGGCTGCTGGGCGCCCGGGGCACTGGGCCGGCAATCGTGTTCGACGAGAGCCGCTGCCCGACGCTGATCCGAGCCATGAAGATGGGCTACCGGTACGAAAACGTGCGTTCCAGCGCCGCCAAGGGCGAAACGAAGCCGAAGCCCCTCAAGAACGAGTACAGCCATATTGCCGACGCACTGCAATATGCAGCTCTGGCAGCGATCGGGGGCGCGCTGGGGTACATCAACCGCCAAGTAACGCGCCCCCGTAGCAATAACTACGGCCGCAAGGTGTCTGCGGCCGGCTGGACCTAGAGCGGCAGCTCGATCTGCTTGGGATCGTCGGCGCCGGGGACCTTGTTGACCGGCACGGGGAGCGTCGCCGTGCGCGCGAAGTCGACGAAGTCGGCCTGCGCCATCAGATAGCCGCCGGCGAGGATACCCGCCGCGAACGGCCCGGCGACGTAGCCGTGCTGCGGGATGTGGTCTTTCGAAGCGACCACGAACGACACTCCGATGAGCTCGTTGTTGAGCACCCGGCGCTGCACGTCGGAGAGCATCTGGAGCATCTGCATCTGCGTCGGGCTCAGCTGGTCTGCCGTGTTCTGAGGGGCGTCCTCAGTCATTGTTCACTCCGTCGATGTACGTTGCGATGCGGTACTTGGTGTACTCAAGGGCACCCAGCAAAGGCATGGCGCAGAAGCCTTGTGTCAGCTTGAAGGCCGTCACGGCAGCCTCCTCGCCGGTGCCAACAGTCACCCATGAGAACGCCTTCACTTGGCCGCTCTTAACCTTGTCGAGCAGTTGTTGGGCGACGGACAGCATCTTCTCGTCGACCTCGATCTCGGTCGAGACGATGCCCGGCCGGATACCGACGATATTGTTGTCGGGTTTGTTGTCACACGACATGGACTACTTCCCAGTCCTCGGCGAGCATGTCCGTCTGGCTGCAGAGCCACGGGACAATCTCGCCGGTCGCCGTCTTCATATCGACGTGCGCGTGGTAGTTGATCTTCGTGCCCATGGGGTAGATGCCGAGCAGCGGCGGCCTGTTGACCTCGAAGGTCGAGCCCGGCACCAGAAATACGAACATGCCCTTCCCGTTCCACCCGGCGCGCCTCACACGGTGGCCTTCCTTCAACTTGGCCAGCGCCGCACCAAAGCCCATATCGCACATCATCACACTCATGTCTTACCCCTACAGGTTAGAGAGTTTCACCTCGGTAGCGCTCGGGTTAGCCTTGCGCCACTTGGATACTTTCAGCCTGACGTCGCCCAGCTCGGGCCGCATCTGGCACGCTTCGTCGTACGTCACCCACCCGCCGCTGTCGGTGACGATCTTGACCTTCATCATCTCGATGTGCTGGTCGCGCGGGTCAATGAGCTCGCCGATCAGACCCAACGCCTCTTCAGGCGTCATGCCCCGCTCGACCCGCTTGTAGACGCTGGCCCATGGTTTGTTATACCTGCGCGCGTGGTCCATCAGCGTCCCCTCGACGCCCTCGACAACGTATGTCGTGCGGGTGCGAGACTTGGGATTGATAATCTCCACGCCGCGACCGTCGAGGGTGGCTCGCACGTTGGCCTCGTCGCCACCCGGAAAGGCCAGATACTCCCACTCATCGAACGGCAGGACAGGCAGCTTGCGAACGCGCGTTGTCTTGGCCACCTTGGGGTTCTTGAGGTGGTATGCCCACATGGCGGCGCGCTGACGCAGGTCTTTGGCTTTACCCACGTAGGCCACACGCGCCTTGGCGTGCAGTACGACGAAGACGCCGGGCGTCGCAGGGATGACCGGCGCGCGCTTCATAGGGTGTACTTATCCCCGTTCGTGATAGTCGGCACCGAAGTGGCTACTGCCTTGGGCCGCACGCTACACTCCAGCGCGATTGCCGCGTAGCCGGCCATGTCGATGTAGTCGTCCGGGTTGAAGCGCCCCGCCATCGTCCGCGCCACTTTGAGCAGCACCATCATCACGGCGACGTCGTGCGGCATCAGCTCACCACCCATCCGCGGCCCGAGGTACGTGTTCCACAGGTCGGCGATGGTCTGGTGCGTCTGCCGCATGTCGCCATGCTGGGCTGCGCGGTCGCCAGTGACGAGCGCCGTCGCCCGCTCGAGCACGTAGCGCGCCGAGTGCTGGTTTGTTGTCTGATCACCCATTTACCACTCCTGTTTAATCTGGCGCACGCGGATGCCTTTGGTGAGCCCGACGCCGGCGCGCACGGCATCGTCTTCAGTGAGAAACTTGATGGCGTTGGTCTTGTCGCGTTCGAAGCGATGCTCGCGTGTTTTACCGTCGAACCCACACCAGTAGAGATCTGCGACGTCGGTGTCGCCGTGGAGAATTACCCACGCAGGTGACTTGTTGTTGGCAGTCATCAACATACTCCGATCTTGAAGCCTTGCTCACGCGCTGCCTGCCGGTACAGCGTCTCGGCAACGCTCTCCAACTTAAGCACCTCGATGACCTTTTTGAGGCGCGGCGCCGTGAAGGGTCGGTCGCCACGGAACAGAGTGCGCATGTGCTGTTCGTTTACGCCGCAGTCGTAGGCCAGCATCTTTGACGTGAAGCTTCGCTTCTGGGCGAGCCTCTTGACTGCCGTGCCCAGCGGCTTCTTCACCGCCAGCTCTTCATCGCTGAGGTAAAGCGGCACCTGTTCTTTGCGTTTAGTCATGAGTGGGTCACTGCACAGTCTCGGGCTTGGAGTTGATGTCGTCGGGGTGGATGATGCTCGTAACCTTCGACACCTCCCCGCGGACGGGCACTCGAGCCAACGTCATGTGCTTGGTGGCCTCTTCAGCCGCCGCGATGTTGGCAGCCACGATGACCTCGATGCCCTTGGTGAGCTGGTAGATGTTGTGGCGCCGGGCGTCTTCGTTGGGGCTCATTTGGTGGATGGAGTGGCCGGCAGCGACGGCAAGGGCGCGCAGGACGATCTGGGGCGACATACCGTTGATGGCCTTGAGCACGTTGCGCGTCACGTTGGCCAGCAGCACGTCTTCGGAGATCTTGCGGTCTTTTTCTTTTGCAGCTCCGCGCTCGTCATCCTGCGACGGGCTCACGCCCGCCTCGGATGTCTCACCACGGGCTGCTTTGTTGCGGGTGTTGTCGTTGCTCATGACCAGAGCGTTTCCGCGATGCTGACGATGGCTACTGCCGCCATGACGGCAAGGGACAGGGACAGGACCATGCGGGTGGTCGGGTGGGCTTGGCGCCAAAAGCGGTAAAGCATGTCCATGAGATGTCCTACTCGTTGGGGTGGGTGGGGGTTAGCGCGGGAACCATGGCCAGAGCAGCAGACCCATGAGCGGCAGAACGCCGAGCAGAACAAATACCAGCACCGGGAACCAGAGCGGTGGCCGGGAGGCGGGCGGCGGCAGGAGTGGTGTGCGGGGTCGTTCCATGGGGAACTGTTTTACCTGAGGGACAAGGGGATGTCAATAGGTAAGACAATAAAAATGGCCCCAGTTTTTTAGGCTGGGGCCAAGTCAGGGAGGAAACGCCCAAGACGGGCAGGGGAATAGTGGGGGAAATGATGGGGCGGGTCAATAGGTAAAACACGTTTTTTCATTCTATATTTGCGAACCCGATAAGCACGACCCCTACCCCCCTGCCCCCCTGTCCAGTTACCCGGGGGGGTACCGGACGTTTAGCTATAGATGAGCCGGATGATTGCCGGACATGGCCTAGCAAGGGGGCCTCAAAAAAGGAGCGGGATGCTCCACCTCCGATCTACGGGATCCCCCCGACAAGGGGATCGCAGCGGGCGAGCTGACGGCAAGCCCCTTAGACCTAAGACGGTCCCGCAATCTAGTCAGGCGGGGGTTAGTCTGACGAGGGGGAAGTTCCCCCTGCAGGTTGAAGGCGAGGAACGCACTCCCTCTCTCAAGGGGGGAGTGTGCGTTTCACAAGCCTATCGGGTTCGATAGGTTTTTGTAACGTAACCTATAAGGGTCAATCATGCCGACGTTCACTAGGGGCAAAACCTACGCGTCAACGGCGAAGCTGCCGCCGGTGCGCCGCGCGATGGAAAGCGGGCTGGCCTCCTACAACAATACGCCGCCGGCGCGCCAGCTTCTCCGCTGGGCCAAGCCGACCGGAGAGGTCAAGCTGGTCAAGGTCGGCCCGCGTAATCCGCCCACGCCCAAGATGGGCGACAAGCTGGCCGCACTGGCCGCCAAATTTAACCGCTAACCTACGGAGGTAAGACACGCATGTTTATACGATAGGCGCATAGGGGTTATAGCCCCCCGGAGCTGCAGGAGCGACGCCACAAGACCGCGCAAAGTAGAGGCGGCTTGACGGCGCGTTATTGCCTGTGAGCCAACATCAAACCCCCAATCTCTAGACCTTTTGGTCTGCAGCCCCAGCAACGGGGCTGCGTTCCTAAACATCTAGGAGGGTCCATAAATGGTCAAGTCATCGTATCGCTACTGGTCTGACGCCATCACCGCCCGCAAGGTGGGGGGCATCTGGTTCACGCGCATCTGGCGTCTGCGCGTGAGCATCTGTGTCGCTCGCGCCTAGGTAAAACACTCAACCTTGAAAGGTAAAACATCATGGAAAACGAGAACACGAACATCGAACAGGCCGAAATGAGCAAGGCCGCGTTCGGTCGCATGGTCACGACGCTCGGCGAGCGCGAGGGCATGGGCACGAACTCACGGCCCGGTCTCTTCGTGCACTTCACCGAGGGCGCGGCCAAGGGCTACATGGATGAGGACGACGTAGAGACGTACTACGGGCGGTACTGCAAGGCCATCGCGGCCAAGCAGAACATCGGCTATCAGCCGCAGTCCAGCGTCAAGCAGCAGGTGTCCAAGTTCAAGGCCGCCGTCAAACTCGGCAAGCTCGTGCACGTCAACGGGCAGGAGATCGTGAACATCGCGCTCGATGTCCAGAAGGAACAGCGCGCGGCCAACGAAGGCAAGCTGCCCATGTCGCCGCTCGATGGGCTGGTGAACGTCGCGCGTGCTCAGCTGTCGTTCCCTGACACGCCGCTCACGCGTGAGCAGATTGATCGCGTCATGCGTCCGACTGAGAAGGACGATCCGACTGAGGCGGACCGGCTCGACAAGGTGGCCACCGCCATCGAGAAGATCCGCACGGACGACGACGCGACCGAGGATACGAAGACCGTGCTCGACGCCGTCATCACGCCCATCCTCGATCGCATCCGGGCGCTCGGCGGCACCACGGCGCAGCGTGCGGCGGTCGCACGTGAGCAGGAGAAGCTGGCCAAGCAGCGCGCCGGCCTTGCGAAGCTGATGGGCGTGCCGGACGTGACCGTTACGCCGGTTCCCGACCGTCTCGCGGCTTTCCTCGCGGCACGGCGTGCGGAGCTGGCTTCCAAGGTGGTCGAGATGACGGAAGGCGACCTCTAACCTACGGAGGTACGTCGAATAAGATACTCGACAATAAGATATGCGGCGGTGTGGTAGGTTGCTGCCACATCGCCCGCTTATCTTGTTAATACTGCAAGTAAGTGCCTAAGATGCAGCCGGCATGGGGTACCATAAAGAATCCCGGCAACTCTGCGCCTAACATTATTATCGCGCGCAACACCTT